CACTGCACATACGAAGGACAACCTCTGACGTGATCTGCCGAACGGGAACCTTTCCATTCGGTGTTAGCAGTGCGGCGTCCACACTGTTGACCTCACTGATGCCAAGGATAGCGGCAGGATCAGCTCCTGCCACTCTCGCCTGGACACCAGAGAGGATGACAAAGTCGCCGACTACGAAAGCGTTGCCAGCAGTGCCGGGAGTGTATTCCTCGACAGTGCTCTTGTCGATTCCGTAGGCGACTTGCATCGGGAAAAGCATGTCAGTCTCCTATTCTGAAATGAGGAGTTCCCTCGCATCCACTTGCATGCCCTTGCTATCGCGCAGGTACTTGGCAGCACTCTCCGCTTCCTGCTCCATGGTAGCCTTGTGGGCATTCAAGAGGACTTCGTTCTTCTTCTTGTTGTCAGCGATCCTCTGCTCAGCTTCAGCCTTAGGAATCGCCATGAGCGTGAGCTCCTTCCCAATCGTCTTCCCTCCCTCCTCAGATGTGAGACGCTGATAGCCGTCTTCCTTCCTGGCCTCAGCCTTCTCCTCATCCCTGATGCTCACCCACCTGACGTGCTTATCAGGGTGCTTTGCCTGGACCTCCCGCGCATCTAACAGCCGCGCCCTGGGAGTGCGAACACGCAGTCCAGCTACTTCCTTGCCCTCTACTCTGTCGAGCGCCTCTCGGAGCTTCTTGAGATCTTCCATTCCCATTAGCTTACCTTCTCCACCTGCTTCGCATTGAGTGCGAATGGGGTCTTTGAGGATTCAGGGAAGAGGGGTTCTACTGATGTCAGGCTGACATTGCAGTAGTTCTCCCCCTCGTGAATGGCAGTGACGATCGCTGGGATGTTTACAGCGTCGCCCACCTCCAGCTCTTCTCCATTCCTGTCATGTGGCATTAGGCTTCTCCTCTGTTGTACCAGCTGTTGTATTCCTTGAAGTCCTTGAAGACACCATCGTCGATGAAGCGCTGAGCAATGCTCCGCTGCTCTTCATTCATCTTACCTGCAAGCTCCTTGTCGGCCGCAAGGGATGCTCCACTTCTTGTAGTCGAACGGCCAGAGAAGCCAGTGTTATTACGCTCTCTCCCGCGGCTCTCCTCAAGATTAACCCTGTTCTTCTTGTCAGCGCGGTGATCAACTAGCTTCTCGAAGTTGTTCTTCTGTCCCCTAACATACGACACTGCATCTTCCCATCCCTGCTTGGACGTGAAGACAGTCTTGTTGGGAACGCTATCCACTAGCTTTTTGATTTCCTTCTCAAACAGCTCGAACTCATCTGGGAATTCCTGCCTGGCCCAGTTCTCCGCTTGCGCCGTGGTTCCAGATGTCAGAGGAGCAATCCTCGACTCCACGTGAGCAGCGATACGCTTCATCGCCTGCTCTTCGATCTTGGCTATCGCCTCCAGAGGGTCCTTCTCATACAGTTCTTGAAGCTGCTCCCTCGTGAGCTCTGGCTCCTCCTTGGGGGCAACCACCTCCGTACCACGAGAAGAAGCCAATGACTCTGCTGCCGAGCGTGCAGCATCAGCTGCCGCCCTAGCTGAGTCAGAGGTCTTCATGCCCTCGCGGGCAAGCTCAGCTATGGCGATGATTTCCTTGACATTCTTCCCCCTATACGACTCAGGAATGTCATCGCCTTCGAACTTGTCTTCCGGACTAGCTCCCTTCTTTGGTTCGTCTTGCTGCGACTCCAGCTCATCCAGGGTGACAGACTCCCCGAATAGAGATTCCCTTACATCTTCGTCGCCAGGCATCTTGCTACTCCTTCTTCTTCAACTCTGCCTCGATGTCGTCGAGAGCGCGGATGGACCTACCATAGGCCCTTATGCTACCCTGTAGCTGATGAAATTGGGGCGTTCGCATCTCCGACTCCAACTCTCTCTGCGAAGCGCGCTGTAGAGTTTGAAGCCGGTCCAGCAGGACCAGGTACGCCGGGTGGTCCTTGAGCTCCAGCACCTGGAGGAGGAGGGCCTCCCGGTGCTCCGCCTCCTTGGGCAACTGCATTTTGAAGGTGTGCCTCTAGGTCAGGGAGATAATCTTCAGGATTGCGAATGTCGTACTTGGTCAACAGATCAGTGAACATCTTCCTTGCCGACTTCATGACTTCGCCGATAAGGCTAGTGAGCTCTGGCATTGTGGCAGCAGACTGTAGCGCAACTGTGCCAGCTTGAACGAGCTTGTCGAGGTACTGCATCATAGTCTGAATGATGGCAAGCTGGACCTGCTGCTGGACGCTCTTGTTGTTGGCAGCGTCAGTAGCTGAGAGGTCAATCGCTATCATTCCTACTACATTGTCCTGGCTGACTGAGTCGAAGAAGTCCTTTACTAGGGTTCCAATCTGGTCATCACCAAAGACGATGTCCTCTATCCCATCCAGGCCATACTGAATCCATATGTAGATGCACATCTGCATCATCTCAGCACTGCCTGACCTGATATTCTCAAGCACTTCCTCTACCCTTCGAGTACCTTCCTGAATGAGAGCAACTGTGGAAGTAGCTGTGGCGCGGCTTCCAACAATCGGCGACTCTCGGCCAGTGAGGTAGTCACTAACCCCTGTTCTCTTCTCACTGAGGCCAAAAAGGTTCTGGCGTTCTTGTAGTGTCGATGGGTACATCTCCGCAGCAGCAAAAGGAATGAAATCTTCCTTTGGATTGTCAACGAAGAATGTACGGCCGGTGTAGAGCTTAGGGACTTCTTCAATTCCGCTCTCCCTTTTGGCTACAAACATGCGAATGTTGGCCAGGTAGGCGTTGTCAGTGGCCATCCTATGCCACTTCGTCTGCGCCTCCTGGAAGAACATAGACATCTCACCAATGCCGATGCCGTAGAGCGAATCATTGGTGACCTGATAGGGAATAACAGTGTATGGCTTGCGCTGGTGGAAGTACCAGTTATAGCGGAGTTGAAGGATAGTACGAGTAGGCTCGTGCCAAGTGATGACAAGCCGGTCTGGGATGCCTGCGCCTATACGAGGAGGAGAGTTTTCATCCTGCCCATCGTAGTCCTCATAGCCATCCAGGCAATAATCGCACCAGATTTCCCACACTTCTAGCTGATCTGAGGTCTTACGGTCGGAATCCTCATGGTTTGAGCTAACCTGACGCTCAGTCCTGAGTTCATCCTTAGTGGAGACCTCCTGGTTTCGTATCTTATCGACGTTCTTGATCTTCCCAGAAGCCTCTGCTATCTTCAACTGCCCATAAGTCGTACGAATCCGCTCAAATACGATGGGGCAGTCATTGATATGCTGGTAGGAAGGAGGGAACAGGAGGTCCTGAATGCTAATGCCGAAGATCTTTGGACCGCTGAAGGTCGTAACCTCCTTCTCCTCAACCTCCCACTTCTTGTTGTAGGTCTTGATCTTGTACGTCTCACGCTCATAAATCGTCTTGTAGATCATAGTTCCATGCTTGGTCATCTCCAAAAGACGAGGTGACATCACTGCACGAAGCTTGAGACGGTGCTTTTGGTAGTATTCAATCCACTGCTCTAGCGCATCTATGTACTTCAAGATGGGCTTCTTGAGTCCCGTAAGCTTGAATACAGGCTTTGCCTTGAAGATTCCAGTGTCTAGCCTAGCGTGAATGGGATCAACTGCCATTGCGATGACAGGAACCACGTCCCCGCAGGCACCCACGTATGGAGTGGATTGAGGACCCAAGCTGACGGCACGGTAAGCTGCCTCCTGGTCAGCCCACTCAGTGACCTTATTGGTCTGAGAAGACGAGAGAGAGAAGAACCATTCCTCGATCCACTTGAGAAGCTTATCCTTCTTCTCATCGGAAATCTCAAGAATGGGAGCAGGGAATGGACTCTCATTATCATCAGTGGTAGCAGTTGCCCCATATCCATCAGTCATTGTTGCTGACTCTGGAAATCTAGGGCCCTGCGCGCCTATAAACTGGATGTCGGCCATGAGGTATTGAGATTTTTATTACTCGTCAAGCTCAACGTGAGGGAGGTCCATGAAAGACTCATCCCTCGGATCGAGGTTCCGATTCCAGTCCATTCCGAAGCGTATCTTCACGCCCAGTTGCTTAGCGCATACGAGCACCACTCCCATCATGAAGGCAAAGCGAAGGTGGGGCTTCTCGCCTTCTTTCCAATCGACTGGATATGGAGCAATGTCAGCCGCACGTGAGGGAGTAGCATTGTGGTTTCCATTAGGCCATTGGAGCTTACTCAAGCCGGCCTTGAATGCTGCGTTCTGAGCTTCCTTCCCACGATGTCCCTCAACCACCATGAAGTCGAAATACTTGATGGCCTCATTGAGGACAAGCTGGAGACGAGGATGGCAAGTTGCAAGCTGCGCCTTTGAAGCCAAGCCGAAGGAAGGCATTACTTGTTGACCTTCACAGTTGTGCCGGCGTCAACTGCCACCTGCTCTGCCTTGGCAAGGCTAGGAACGGCAGCATCTCCTGGATTGACCTTGGAGGATACAGCCTTATGCACTATCGCGTAGGTACCAAGTGCTATGCCGATGAGAGTCGCGGGGTCAGCTATGATTCCCTTCTCCGCCAACTTAGCTGCGGCGCCAGCTGCCAGCACGCCCAGTACTCTAGGGCCTAAGATAGTGAATGCTTTTGAGAACCAATTCATGACAGTCTCCTATTTCTTGAAGAAGGTTGCGAGTGAAACAGCAAGTCCGACAAGGATCACTATAGCCCCCCACATCTTCTGCATTCCTATTGAGGATCCACTGGTTTTAGATATGATGTCATTGACGGTTCCCCTCCACTCATTCTGTGAATCCTTATCTTCCTTATACTTTCTGGCAAGAACATCTAAGGCTCTATCAGTAGCAGCAAGGGCAGTATCTATGGCCCTCTTGTTAGCTGCGTCTCGCTCTGAATAGAGACGATCTCTCTCGTCGATTAGCTCCCTTAGATTATGTTCAAGTCTGTCAAGCCCACTTTGGAATTCAGTCATCTCGGATTCCTCAGGCCATTACCACCTCATCCCATCTCTGCTCTGGCTCCTCTTCCTCATCCATATCGAAGACGCCCTTCTTGAGGTCAAGCGGAAGGCCATTCGGACCTAGCTTGACGCCTTGATCCTTCACACGACCACTGAGCATCTTCAAAAGCTTCCGCTCTGATTGCTGATACTTGGCCCATCTGTCTTGCGACATCTGGCCACGGAAGAGTTGGAGCTGGAGGGCAAGAGTATCAAGCACGTCATCGTGCTCACCAAGGGGGTGATCGGCTGCCTCATTGCGAAGCAAGTGCTGAGTAGGATGAATGAACATCCTGCCAGTGGCCATTAGAGGCTGCAAGCCACGGATATGAGGCTTATTCTTACCGCCTGGCTTGAGAGGGACAATGTTGAAGTACATCATGGCCCTCGCCGCAGCATCCCGGAGGAATACTTTGAGGACCTTCTGATAGCCCACATCTTCAATGCCAAAGACGCGCGGATGGAAGCGACGCTTGACCCAGAAGAGGTGGTCAATGACGATGAGGGGAGTGCACCTCTTTCCCCAAGCATCGAGGACGATCACTTGATGCTTAGGCGACGTACCGACGGTGACTATGGCATTCCGGTCGCTGGTGATCTTCTCCGCTGGTGCGAGGTCGACTGAGGTTGTGATGTCGAGCTGGTCAAGCTTCCACCTGTCTACCTCCTGTCCGTTCTTGCCATAGAGAACGACTGCATCATCCCCATCCCAAGACCAGAACTTAAAGTCCTCTACGTTGAGGTCTTGCAGCTCGGGATTACGAGGGTTGTTCATCATGAGACATGAGAACTTATACTCATCCCCGTATGCTTGGCGTTTGAGGGCGATCACTTCCTCATTAAAGCGCTCAGGCCATATAGGGGCGTCGTCTTCAATTACGGCCCTAACGATGCGTCCCAGCTTGTCGCCGAAGGTGTCCATCCAAACGCTGTAGACATCCCATAGGGCCCATCTCGTTCCGACTAGCCATATGGTGTGGTGAGAGGGATCTGTGAGAAGAGATAGGGCTGAGGACATGCGGTTGATCGTGTCCTTCATTACCTTATCTGACTTCACTGCCTCTTCGGAGATAGGATCGTCGTAGGTTATGTGGGTATAGTGACGGGACGTGACAGCACCTGTCATTCCGATAGAGTCGATACTTGGCTCGGGGTAGTGGCCCTGTCGATTGAAGTCCAACTCAGAGTCATTCCATCTGACATTGCGAATGTTCTTCGGAATGACATCGCTATAGAGTGCTCTGAAGACTCGATTGCCTTCAGCATGTTGACGGATTGAGCGAAGGAAGCGTTCGGCGTTGGTAGCGGACTCATTGGCTAACAACTGTCGTGCTTCTGAATCCTTCACGACGCGTTGGGTAGTGGCCCCGATGGAGATGCAGGAGGTCTTGAGATGGTCTCGGGGGTAGAGCATCAGCTTGAATTGCTTCTCATTCCTATCAGCGAATTCGCAAAGCGGGCCGTGACAGGACTCCGTAAGATCACGAAAT